ATTATATTTGAATGAAAGTTCTGTTTGATATTAAAAGAAAGGGTTGATAATTGTGGAAACTTATGTTGTTATGTTGCATGATAATAATGAATTTTATTTTGATATTCCAATACTCGTAAAAGCAAAGTCAAATAAAGAAGCAGAAGAAAAGGTATCAATATTTTTACCAAATAATATCGAAAATTATGACGATGCGGAATTTGAAATTGCTTATTCTAAAAAATTATCAGACTTGATGAAATTAGATTAATGGATGTTATATTTATACTACTTGACAAAATATTAAAATAATATTATACTTATAATTGGAGGTGATGAATATTATGTTTTATAAAATAAAAGACAAATATTATTCAATTAAAAATAGTATATGGAATATAATTAGATGGTTTCCTGTAATATGGAAAGACAGAGATTGGGATGATTATTATATATTTGCGTTACTTTACCATAAATTTAGCAATATGGAAAAATTCTTTAGAAGTGATAATGCCTATTCTGCTAAAGCATTAGATGTAGCAGATAAAATAAAAGTTGCAAAGTTACTTTGTAAACGAATTATTGATGATAATTATGTTGATAATGCTTTGATACCAGTTGAACAAAAATATGGAGAATTGAAGTATCATTTTGAGCCTACTAATAATGAAAAACTTAAAGCAATGGTTTTTGACGAAACACCAGAAGAAAGTAAAGCTAGACAAAGAGCATATAGGCATTCTGATTATATGAAAAAACAAGATATAGAATATCTTTTTAAATTATTGTCAAAACACATACAAGAATTTTGGGATTAATATAAAAATATTTTTGATTTAAAGAGGGATAGAAATGAATTGGAATAAAAAGTCAGAATTAACTTATGGTATTTTAAAAACTATGTATTGTCGTGGAGGAACAGATATTACTGGAGAATGGATACCTTTACAGGGTCAATACTATGATTATATAAATAATTGGATATATAATATTAATCATAATTATCAGGTGAAAATATATAAACAAAAGAAAGACAAATGGCACTTAATGATATATCTCTGCTTAACTGCTTGTAATTCTGATGAAATAAAATTGTTTGATAATTATTATACTACAAAAAAAGAAACAAGCAGGATTGCAATAGATTTTATTAAGGAATATGATTCTTCGGAAAAGTCATGGAATGATATAGAAAATTGGAAACAACAACACGCCAAACCTGTATTTAGAGTAAACGATAATGATATAGTTTTAATAGGAACTACATATAGTTCTATTGGAAGTGATAGAAACAGTAACAAACATTTTAATTATTATAATAATGATTTACCTGAATATTCATGTGGTTATTATTATGAATTAAACAAAGATTTGGATAGTGTATTTGCATGGAAATACGATTTGTCTACGTGGGGATATACTGCTAGCGGAGTTAAAGATAAAATGTTGATAGACAAAATGATTGATATGATTAAAGACATTCCAAAATATCAGCGATTTAACCAATAGAATAAAGAAAGGAAGATTATATGGTATTAACTGTAAAAGAATTAATAGAAAAACTAAGCCAAATGCCAGAAGATAAGTTAGTTTTCGATGATTATTGTAAATGGTATGGGGTTAAGGATGTGAGATTAACGGATGATGGAGATGTTTGTTTAGTTTGGGTAAGTAATGATTAGTTTAAATAAAACAAGAATTTTATAATATTATTAAAATAAAAGGGGAATAAATTATGAGCGCAGATAATGGCATATACATATTAAAAACTAAAGACCAGTATAGAGTTATACATGCTCAAGCTATTGAAAATCTTTATTATTCACATCTTAACTCATACAATAGTGAGTTATTTCCTACAAGAATTGTAGAGTATTATGGTGATTGTAGGCATACAAGAGATTTTGATAAAGCAATGAAAGTAGCTACAGCTATGGAAAGACGAGTTGGATATACAGAATACGGAATCAAAATATTCCACATAAATAAAACATGGAATCAAATTGTAAAAGAAGCAAAAGAATTAGCCATTAAAGAAATTGAAAAATTTAAAGACGATGATTCTGATTATGGAAAATATCAAAAACTTCAACTTCAAAAGATAATAAATATGTAAATTAAATGACAATTTTATTTAAATATTAATATAATATTGGAGGTATAGATGCAGTATTTAGGAGGAAAATCACGAATAGCAGACGATATTAGTACAATTATTAATACATATTCTAAAGACAAAGTTTTTGTAAGTTTATTTTGTGGGTCATGTGCAGTAGAATCAAAGGTTATAGCTAAGAAAAAAATATGTAATGATAGTCATGAGTATTTAATTGCGTTGCTAACTGCAGTACAAAAAGGATATGAACCGCCAGATGAAATCACTAAAGAAGATTATTATAGAATTAAAGAAAACAAAGATGAAAACAAAGCTTTAACTGGATTTGTTGGTTTTGGATGTTCTTTTGGTGGAAAGTGGTTTGGTGGATATGCCAAAAATAATAAGGGTACTAATTATGCAAAACAATCTAAAAATAGTTTATTAAAGAAAATGAAAACACTTAAAGATAATACATATTTTACAAACTTAGATTATAAACAAGTAGAAATTCCACCTGATAGCGTAGTATATTGTGACCCTCCATATGCTAATACAACTGGATATTCTAATAGTAATACATTTAATCATCAAGAATTTTGGGATTATATGAGATTATTAAGTCAAAATAATTTGGTATTTATAAGTGAAATAAACGCTCCTGAAGACTTTATTCCAATATGGAAAAAGAATTTCAAAAGAGTTTTAGATGTTAATAAAAATAACATATTTGATAGTGTAGAAACATTATTTGTACATAAGTCTTTATTATCAAAATATAATTTAAAACCAGTTTATAATATTGATACAGAGAAATATAAAAATGTTGTTTAGTAATTATTAATATAAAATTACATTTTCATTTAAAATATAAATATAAAAATAGGAGTGGTTTGGTTGGCTAAAATAAAAAACGACAAATATTATACTCCACCTGATTTGGCTAAATATATAGTAGATAAAACTAAAGAAATCATAGGCGAAGAAAATATTACTGAATACATAGAACCAGCAGCAGGAGCAGGGGTATTTTTAGACTTTTTAGAAAAAGAAAAAGTACCATATATAGCATATGATATTGAACCAGAAGATGATAGGATTATTAAGCAAGATTTTCTTACTTTAGATTTAGAATATAAAAAAGGAAGATGTATAATTGGAAATCCTCCGTTTGGGAGAGGAAATAGTTTGTCTATGGCTTTTTATAAAAAATCAATACATATATGTGATTATATATCTTTTATTTTACCAATAAGCCAATATCAAAATAATGTTCAGCTATATGATTTTAACTTAATTTATAGTGAAAATTTGGGTAAAAAATTATATTCAAATAGAGAGTTGCATTGTTGTTTTAATATATATAAAAGACCCGAAAATGGTTTAAATCAAAAACCAAATTTTAAACTTAAAGATTTAGATATAATTGAATATAGAAGAGATGGTAGGGAAATAAAAATACCAGATGGATATGATTATGTTATGGGTAGTTTTGGTGCAGGATGTGTAGGCAAACAGACAGATTATGTTGGAAAGTATGCTTTAGAATATTATTTTTACATAAAAAATAAATTCTTAAAAGACAAAATATTAAATATTTTAAGTAATACTAATTGGAAGGAAATTTCAAAAGGCATATCTGGAACATATAGATTACCACAATGGAAAATTTATAAATATATAAAAGAACAAATTCCAGAAATTGAATAAAATCTAATTTTGATTTAAGGGTGATATTATGATTAATGAAAATGAAAAGGTGTATTACATATGTCAACAATGTTCAAAAACATCATCTTGTCAATATTATAAAAACGTTACAGATACAATTAAAGAATTTATAGATACGCCATTGAATATTCATTTTCCAATGTGTAAAGATTATAACTCTACTTTGTATAAATTATTTGATGATTTAACAGAAAATAGAAACAAATTTATTGATATAAATAATATTTCTAAAGATGATATCGAATATTGGTTTAATGAATATATAAAAGATTATAGCAAGCGTTTAAAGGAAGAACTTGACAAAATATAAATATAATATTATAATAAATTTAGATAAAAGAGAAATTTTATATATTTTTGGAGGATATATATGAAGGTTAAAGAATTTATTCAAAAATTAAATGATATAAGCTATAATGATGACACTGAAATTGTGTTTGATTTAAAAAATAAAGATGATGAAACATATTCAGATTATTATTGTAGATCAATAACATCTATTATGCCATTTACGCTTAATGCAATTAGCGTAGAAATTAGTAAAGAATATAAATAATATAAAATAATGGTTTGATTTAATATTAAAATAAAACTATATAAAGATATACTGATTATTCTAAATGCTCAAAGGAGAGTGTTATATGAGAAAGTTTTCTTCAATAGAAGAATGGTTAGATTATCATATTGAACATAAGTGTTATGACGGTTTTTATCCGACAGCTATATTAAAACAAGTAGACAATATTACAAAAGAAGATGTATTAGATGTATGTATAAAATATCAGCACGAAAACAAATTATCTCCGCTATATGAAGTAAGATGTCCAGAATGTTTTAATATTTTAGGTACATATGAAACAATAAGTCATATTCCAAGTGAATTTGAGTTTTGTGAATCATGTGGAAATGAAAATATTGAATCATTAGATAATACTTTCATATTGTTTAAAATATTGCGATAATTTTTGTTTATATAAAACAACAATTTGAATTGAATTTAATATAAAAGGATTGGTAAATTTATTATGGAATTTCTTAGTCAAAAATTACATCATAACCAAATAATAAAAGAACAATACAAAAACGGAAAAGAATTATACATTATAACTATAAACGATAGTAACAAATATGTGCTTTGGCACAACAATAAACAAATAGCATCATCTAAAGATGTAATTGAATTGCATAAAAAAATAAAAAATCATTAAGGAAAGGACGATTTTATGAAAATAGAGAACGAACAAGTATTTGGATTTGAAGTGGCTATTAGAGCAATGAGGAATCCCCTCAATAGTTGGGACAAAAGCGATAGCAGAATTAAAAGTTGTGATGACCCTTTATATTGGGCTGATAAAAACGCAAATGAAGAAAGGTTTGTTCTTGGCGAAAAAGATATGCAATTGTCTCAAAAATTGACTAAAGCAGGAACGGAACATTGTAAGCATTTGAGATTTATTACTGTATGGTTTGATATTACTGCTCCGAGATTTTTTTACACCGAGTTTGACACTTATAAACATAAAGAAAACGTAAGTTGTTCAACAATGCATACGCTAATGAAAAAACCTGTATCTGAAGAAGATTTTGAAAAAGATAATATACCTGCTTCCCTTATTGAAAAGATAAATACATATATTGACTTGTATCAAGAATCTAATGATGCAGAAGAAAAACGTGAATATCTTATAGCATGTAAAAACATCTTACCTGAAGGATTTTTACAAAAACGTACTGTATGTACCAACTATCAAACATTATTAGCTATATATACCCAAAGACGACAGCACAAACTCCCTCAATGACAAGAGTTCTGTAGATGGATTATTAACTTGCCCTATTTCAAAGAATTAACTGGAATTGATAAAGAATAAAATATTAATATAAAATGGAGGTTTTATTTTATTATTATGAATACAGAATAAATGGAGGATAAATTTAAAAAGCATGGAAAAACAACTATTGTTTAGATTAACTAAAAAAGACTTTAATATTCAATATTTTTGTGCAGGAGGTCATGGAGGTCAAAATATGCAACGCAACGCTACTGCTTGTAGAATAGTACATCCTGCAAGTGGAGCAGTTGGTATTAGCAGAGATGAAAGAAGTCAAACACAAAATAGAAAGAAGGCTTTTGAAAGATTAATTAATACACCAGAATTTAAGAAATGGCACAAAATTCAAACTGCAAAAGCATTAGGTAATTACATAAATATAGAAAAGTGGGTTGAAGATCAGATGAATTATAAAAATCTAAAATTTGAAATTAGTGTTAATGGAAAGTGGGTTGAAGTAAATCCTGATGAAATCAAAGATTTAGATTATGATGATTTGGAGGAGTAGTTGTGAAATTATTTAATTTTAAATATGAAAGAATACTTAACAGAGTAAAAGAATATGCTACAAAAGATGGATATACTGAAGAAGAATTAGAATATCCTTATTTAGATAAATTAAGTCATCAAACAAAATCACCTAAAATTATGAGAATGGTTAAACTAGCTTATTATTTAGGTTGGATGAGAGGTATTAAATATTATGATGAAATGTTGAATACTAAAATAACATTAGAATAAAAGGATAGATATATATTTAATGTAATGGAGGTATAGAACAGTTAATAAAAAGTTATAAAAAGTTATAAATTAATGTTGACGTTTATAATTTAGTATAGTATAATACAATTAGAGGTGGTTAATGTGAAGTATTATACTATACATGAGTTTTCTAAATTAGTTGGGAAAACTCCTCAAACATTAAGAAACTGGGACAAAAAAGGATTACTTATTCCACATCATACAGGTGCTAATGGATATAGATATTATTCGCATGACCAATTAAAACAAGTATTAAATATTAAAGAAGATAAAAAATCAAAAGTTATTATAGGATATTGTCGAGTATCTTCGTATAAACAAAAAGACGATTTACAACGACAAGTTGAAAACATGAAATTATATTTAGGCAAACAAAATAAAAATTATGAAATAATCGAAGATATAGGCAGCGGAATTAATTATACTAAAAAGGGATTAAGAACATTATTAAGAAAAATAGTTAATGATGAAGTTGAAAAAGTGGTCGTTCTTTATAAAGACAGGTTATTAAGGTTTGGTTTTGAGTTAGTGGAGTATATAGCTAATCTGTATGGATGTGAAATTGAAGTAATAGATAGTACAGAAAAAACGGAACAGCAAGAACTTGTTGAAGATTTAGTGCAAATAATAACTGTATTTTCTTGTAAACTTCAAGGTAAAAGAGCAAACAAAGCACGTAAAATGATTGAGGAGTTGACCGAAGATGATAAAGACAATTAGAGTACAATTATTACCTAACAATAAACAAAAGACTTTATTAAAGAAATGTGCAGATGTAGCACGATGGGCTTATAATTGGGCTTTATCGAAGCAATTAGAAAATTTTAAAAACGGTGGCAAGTTTATAAACGATGAAGAGTTAAGAAAGGAACTAACACAACTAAAGAAAAATCCTGAATATAATTGGTTAAATGAAGTTTCAGCACAAATACCAAAACAAGCAATAAAGGATTTATGCATAGCTTATAAAAACTTTTTCAGAATAGAAAATAAACATTATTCTGAAAAAACTAAGAAAAAAGCATTAAGACAAGGTAGACAATTGACAGTTTATGATTTAGAAGGACATCCAAAATTTAAAAGCAAAAAAGATGTACAACAAGGGTTTTATCACAGAGAAGATTTAGGACATTTAAAATTTAAAGGTGATAAAGTAAAACTTGAAAAGATAGGATGGATTAAATTATCTGAAAATAGAATCGAATTACAAACAGCGGAAAAATTTTATAATCCAAGAATAAAATTTGATGGTTTTAATTGGTTTATAACCGTAGGTATTGATTATAAACCTACCAACAACCAAAAGTATTCAGATGGAATAGGCATTGACTTAGGAGTTAAAGATTTAGCAGTAATTAATGATGGCAGAAAAATACCCAACATTAACAAGAGTCAAGAAATAAGAAGATTGAACAAAAAATTAAAAAGGCTCCAACGTAAATTATCAAGAAAATATGAAAAACAAAAAGAAGGAGGTGTAAACCGTTATAAGAAAACTAAAAATATAATCAAGTTGGAGTGCCTTATTCGTAAAGTCCATAAAAAAATAAAAGACATTCGTACAAATTATTTACATCAAGAAACTGCTAAACTGGTGAAAGCCAAGCCAGAGTTTGTGTGTATGGAAAATTTAAATATTAAAGGTATGGTTAAAAACCATAAATTAGCAAAATCCATACAAGAACAAACATTTAGCGAGTTTCGCAGAATAATAGAATATAAATGTAAATGGAACAATATTAGATTTATAGTAGCAGACAGGTATTATCCATCAAGCAAGACATGTAGTGAATGTGGATATATTTTAGATAAATTATCTTTATCGACAAGAAAATGGATATGTCCTGAGTGTGGAGTAATACATGATAGAGATGTAAATGCAGCTATAAATCTAATGAAATATGGTAAATCAGCATAATTCACTTAACGGATTATGTTGGTGTGTACGGTGTCGTTACATCGGAATTTAAGCCTTTGGAGAGTCATACCAAACGCAAGTAGGATTCCGAAAGCGGACTCTATGAATAAGGAAAAGAACATAAAAGTTATAAAATTTATAACTTTTTATAAGTTTCTTATAACGGATATATGAAACCTTTTAATTATGACAAAATGGATAAACTAATAAAAGATAATCCATTTTTAGAATATTTATTTGAAGAAAGCTATTTGCTTTATGATACATATGAAGATTGTTATAAAGATATTTATGAATGTATTGTAGGAAATAAATATTATGAAACGCAGTATAATAATTTATTTAATTAATTTGGAGGTTGGTAACGAAGTTATGAGTAAAATAATCTGTAATTTAAAATATAAAGACCTTTATGCAATTAAACATGCTTTACAAACTCAAATAAGAATAAAAAAATCAAAAATTAAAAAATTTGAGAAAGAAATAGGTAAAACAGAAGAAATTCAAAAGTTAAAAAAGGACATTAAACAAGAAGAAAAGATTTTAGAATATGTAATTGAAAAAATAAAATACATGAAAGGTTTATAAAATAAAACTTTCATTTGATTTATATATTAGGAGAGATTTTATGAACAATTCAAAGAATTTGAGAAAAATGCTTGACAAAATATAAATATAATATTAAAATAAAATTGTACCAAAAAAAACAAAAGAAAGGCAGATGACGTTGAAGCGTATAATTTTGGGATTAATAGTATTGATAATATTCACAGCTACAGGAGTTTATATAGTAAATAACAATTTACAAATTAATAATATAATATTGGCACAAGAAAATGAATGTGATATCGTAAATACGTCAAAGGAAGAAACTTTGCTTATAGAATCCACAATTCCAGAAACAAAATTGATAGAAGAAATTGAAGAAAAAACAAAGGAAAAAACTGAAGAAGAAATTGAACAAAAGACTGAAAAAGAAATCACTAAAGAAAACGATGAAGAAGATAAAACAACTGAAGTATCAAGAGGTGGAGAAAAGTATATTCCTATTCGGGCAATTGTTACTGCTTATGCCCCATACGACAATAAAAGTGGAATGTGCAATGATGGGACACCAGACACTACAGCAACAAATACAAAACCAAAACGTGGAACTATAGCTGCTGACCCAAAAAAAATACCCTATGGAACAAAACTATATATACCTGAATATGGGTATGGAACAGTAGAAGATACTGGTAGTGCTTTGAGAAAAGATAAAGATAATATAAGAATAGATGTATATATGGATACTTATGAAGAAGCAATTGAATGGGGTAAAAAAGAAATGATAATATATATTATAGAATAATAATATAAAATAAAATGAGTTGATTTTATAAACGTCAAGCGTGAACACTCGTGACATTAGTCATGAAATGAAACGCTTGACAAATTATAAATATAATATTATAATAAATTTAGAAAGACAAATGTATTCCAAAGCTGATACAATCAGTAATGGATAATGGTGGATTGAACACACCATTGAGAATAAGGGTTGCATAACCACACTTCTCAAGAATCCTACGACTTTAGTCGTGGGAGGTTCAAAGTTAGCAAATATAATTAGGCAAATGTGAAGGGGGGTGAATTATACGAAAAGCTGTAAATCAAGAATGGAAAGTAAGACAGGTTGCTGTGGAGTATGTTGGATAAATGTAGCAGGATCATATAATGTATGGGAAGTTATAGCAAAATATTGCACTGGTACAGAACAAGAAAAGAATATGATAAACGATATCTTTCATGGAGAGAAAGAACCCAAAGAATTAACGAATAAATATAATTTTACTGAAAAAGAAAAAGAAATAATTTTGCAGGAATGGTTCTAATTTCATAGTCAACTACACAACGACTAAAGTCGTGGGCTTGATAGCCCCATGTTGACCAGACCAAGGCTTGAAACAGAGCCTACGTTATAGATGTCATGACACGGTGGGGTGCTTCTCCAGCCCTACCCCCTGTCGTGCAAGATTAAACAGGTGTAGTGGGTTAAGCCAGTGTCTTGCACATAACAAGCATCTATAACATGGTCGAGGAGAATATAACCTGTGTAAGCAGAGGAAATACGCAATTCCTCCACATGGCTAAAGCCAGTGGCTTCCTTGCGTGAGAATTTGTGATGAATATATAATATTTATTTTTAAATCACCAAGAATACTCCCACTTCTTTAAGTGGGAGATGAATTGGGGGCTTGACAAAATATAAATATAATATTATAATAAAATTAGAAAGGTAGGTGAAATACTTGAAAACAATATTAAGAGCCTATAAATATAGAATATATCCTAACAAAAAGCAACAAGAGTTAATTAATAAAACTATAGGTTGTTGTAGATTTGTATATAACTATTATCTCAATAAAAAGATTGAATTATATAAAACAGAGCAAAAGTCTATAGGCTATAATGCTTGTGCTAATGATTTAAAAAATCTTAAAAATCAATATGAATGGCTCAAAGAAGTTGATAGTATTTCCCTACAGCAAACATTGAAGGATTTAGATACTGCTTATCAAAACTTTTTTAGACGTATTAAAAATGGGGAAAAACAAGTAGGATTTCCGAAGTTTAAAAGTAAAAAGAATCCTAAACAGTCATATAGAACACAAAACGTAAATAACAACATTGAAATCAAAGGTAATAAAATAAAGTTGCCTAAACTTGGGTTAGTTAAATTTGCTAATAGTAGAAGTTTTGATGGTAAAATTACTTCTTGTACTATATCTAAAACTAATACAGATAAATATTTCCTATCAGTATTAGTCGAAGAAGAAATACAAGAATTACCAAAGAAGAATAATGCTATAGGATTTGATTTGGGGGTTAAAGATTATTTAATTACATCAGATGGTGAAGTAGTTAATAATCCTAAAATACTAAAACAATACGAAAAGAAACTTATCAAACTTCAACGTCAATTATCAAGAAAAAAGATAGGCAGTAACAGATACAAGAAACATTCTAAGAAGATTGCTAAGTTACATGAAAAAATAAGAAATATAAGAACTGACTTTTTACAGAAATTATCTACACGTATAATTCAGGAAAACCAACTGATTATAAGTGAAGATTTGAATGTAAAAGGTATGGTTCAGAATCATAGATTAGCAAAAGCAATAAATGATGTTTCTTGGTCTGAATTTGCAAGAATGATTGAGTATAAAGCTAATTGGTACGGTAGAACATATCATAAAATTAATAGGTTTTATGCTTCAAGTCAAACATGTAATGTTTGTGGGTATAAAAATGTAGATATAAAAGATTTAAATATAAGACAATGGATATGTCCACAATGCAATACTAAACATGATAGAGATAATAATGCTGCAATAAACATACTCAATCAAGGGTTAAAAGAATTAGGCTTAACAGCTTAATATAAACTAGGGTAGGAACTATCTGATGTGAGGCTCGTGGACGTAGTAGGTAACGAGGCGTATGAAGCGAGAATCTCCACCTTCTAAGCGAAGCGTAAGGTGGAGAGGTTCAATTTTGTAGAATATTATGAAATTCATAATATAATAATACAAAAAGGAGTGATAATATGTGTGATTATGAAAAGGCTTTAAAAGCTAGACTAGAAGAACTAGAAGAACAAGAAAAACTAAAACAGGAAGGGGAGAGACTACGACAATTTAAAAAAGAGATAAAAAGCAAATTTTATTCAAACATTGATGAAATACATATGGAGTTTTTGGATAAGTATTTTAAGGAATATCCTGACACTAATCAAGCAGAAGTATGTTTAATAAAAGATATTTTTGAGTTTATTAAGTCAAAAGTTTAGGAGGAAAAGATGATAATATTATATTCAACTGATTGTCCAAAGTGCAAAATACTACAAGAGAAATTAGATATGAAAGGAGTGACATATCAAAAAGTATCAGATGTAGAAATTATGAAGCAAAAGGGTTTTATGTCTACACCTATGCTTGAAGTTGATGGAAATATAATGACTTACTTAGAAGCAATTAATTGGATAAAGGAGATATAGTATGGACATAAATGTTAAATTGTATTTGCCTTTTGTTGTGGCTTTAAACAAAATGAAAGCTAAATATGGTGAAGATTTTGAACGGTTGAATTCTTTACATAATGACCAGTTAAGTGATACTGATTTTATTGATAATTTTATTGATAGTGATAATGTTGCGAATGCGTCAATAGATGCAAATGCTAATGTAAGTCAAAAGGATATTTGTTCACTTGAATCAGAAATGAATAAACCAAGAAAAAAATTGTTATCTTTCAATAAGATATTTTATGAAATGACTAAAAAATATGGTTTAAAAAGAGCAGAAGAATGGCTTGAAGCTGAATGGAGTGGTGCTTTATATCTTCATGATGGGTATTCTGCATCGTTTGTTCCCTACTGTTTTGCTTATGATTTAGAAGATGTTGTACAAAAGGGTTTGTATTTTGTTGATGGATTTGGCGGTGAAGCACCAAAACATTTAACTACATTTGTGGCACATGTAAAAGAATTTGTAAGTTGGACTTCAAATAGGACAAGTGGAGCATGTGGAATACCGTCTTTTTTAGTCCATGCATATTATTTTTGGTATAATGATGTAAAAAATGGCTATTATTTAATATCTCCTGAATATTATAGAGACCAGTGTTTTCAAGAATTTATTTTTGGACTTAATCAGCCATATTTAAGAGTAAATCAATGTTCATTTACTAATGTTACAATAATGGACAGGTATTATCTTGCTGAAATATTTGGAGATAGAAAATATCCAGATGGTACATATATAGTTGACCATATTGACGAGATAATAGAATTTCAGAAAGCATTTATGAGAGTAGTAGCCAAAACAAGACAAGAAATGATGTTTACATTCCCAGTTATTACTTACTCTTTATTATATCAGAATGGTAAATTTATGGATGAAGATTTTGCAAGGTGGTGTAGTGACCACAATACAGAATGGTGTGATGCAAATTTCTTTGTTAGTGAAGATGTTACAAGCTTGAGTTCTTGTTGCAGGCTCATCAATAACTTTTCAAAACTAACAGGATTTATAAACTCAATAGGAGGAACATCACTTAAAATAGGTTCTGTTAAGGTAAATACAATTAACCTTGTTAGGATAGCTTACGAAACTAATTCTAAAGAAGAATATATTGAAAAACTTAAAGAACGTGTAAGATTATGTATTGATGTACTTGATGTAGTAAGGCATATTATAAAGAGAAATGTTGAAAAAGGAATTTTACCTAACTATTCTAAAGGCTTAATAGATATGAGTAGACAATATAATACTATTGGTATTAATGCTATGTATGAAACTATTAGACATTTTGGTTTAATTAAAGAAGATGAATTTGGTAATAAATATTATACTGATGAAGGTATAGAATTTGCATCAAAAATTATGGATACTATAAATGAAGTTAAGGATTCATATAATTTTGATTATAGTATAAACGTTGAAGCTGTGCCTGCTGAAAGATGTGCGGTAATATTATGTCAAAAAGATAATAAATTATATCCTAATAATAATGGAGATTTTATTTATGCTAATCAATGGATACCACTAACGGAAAAATGTACTCTTGATGAAAAGGTAAGACTGGGTTCTATACTTGATAAAAAATGTGGAGGCGGGCAAATATGTCATATAAATGTTGACGGCAAATTTGCTAATAAAGAACAAGCATGGAATTTGCTAAATTATATAGCAAGTAAAGGTGTAATTTATTTTGCTTTTAATAATAAAATATCAACTTGTAAAAATAGGCATGGTTATTATGGAGATATATGCCCAGTATGTCAAGAACCAACTATAGATACATTTCAAAGAATCGTGGGTTATTTAACTCCAAGCAGTTCTTATAGTAAAGAGCGTAAAGCAGAGTTTGAAAGGAGATATTGGTACAAGTTTAATGAAAATTAAATATATAATAGATGAAAATTTTCAAGACTATAAAAAAACATCTATGATGATTGCTATGTGTAATTGTGATTGGAAATGTTTAAAGGAATTAAATTTAGATATTTCTATATGTCAGAATTCAGAAATAGCACAACAAAAAAATATTGAGGTATCTATTGAGAGTATCATTGATAGATACCTCAATAATCCAATTGCACAAGCAGTTGTTATAGGTGGGTTAGAACCGATGTTACAATTTGATGAAGTATTAGAATTTATAAAACAGTTTAGACAAAAGTGCAATGATGATATAGTAATTTACACAGGTTATTATCCAGAAGAAATACAAGATAAAATCGAACAATTGAAAATATGCAAAAATATTATCATTAAGTTTGGTAGATATATACCAAATAGAGAAAAACGATTTGATGAAATATTAGGAGTGTGCTTAGCTTCTGATAACCAATTTGCTGTAAAAATAAATTGAGGTGGTTCAGTGCTAAAAATTATGAAAAATCCAGATGCAGAAACATACAATGCTATTACACAAGCAGTAATAAATAATGATGGATATTGTCCTTGTTTATTAGAGAAAACAGAAGATACAAAATGTATTTGTAAAGAATTCAGAGAACAAAATTATCCAGGAGAATGTCATTGTGGAAGATATATAAAATATTAGTATAATAAAAGAAAGGATGATGTTATGAAATATTTGTTGGGAGATAGCAGTATTACAATTGATGGTATCAATCTTCAGTTTGTAAGTGATAAAAAAATCAGAGGATTTGAAAAAGTGTCTTTTGAACAATATGTAAAAGATGTTGGTGGTGAAAGACACGAATTAGCAGAAGAATATCTTGATATTAAGTTACCGCAAAGAGCAACGTCAAAATCAGCAGGATACGATTTTTATAGTCCATTTAGTTTTGAATTAGAACCAGGAGAAACAATAAAAATTCCTACAGGAATTAAAGCATATATGCAAGATGATGAAGTGTTAAAAATACATATAAGAAGCTCAATAGGCTTTAAATATGATGTAGTATTGAGTAATGTTACAGGGATTATTGATGCAGATTTCTATAATAACCCTAACACAGAAGGACATATATGGATTAAATTAATTAATCATGGAGATAAAACTTTGTCAATCAACAAGGGCGAAGCCATCGCTCAGGGAATTTTTGAGAAATACCTAAAAGCAGATAATGATAAACCTGTAAAAGATGAAAGGGTGGGAGGAATAGGTTCTACTAATTCATAAGGGATAGGCTTTTAGCCTTCCCTTCTATGAAAGGATGGTGTATATGGCTAAATGTTCGGCAAAATGTAAATATTATCAAGTTTATGTTGCAAATAATAATAAAATTAAAGTTGTGTGTGCTATAAGAGGGTATGAAATTAAGAATATAAAAGAAAAAATGCCTAACATATATTACGATTGTGAGAAGTTCAAATTGAGCAAATAATATTAATATAAAAGGCAAATATCCTATATTATGGGTGTAAAAAATGTTAATATAAAAGGAGAATAATTATGGGTCAAAAAACTACATATTTTTGTGATAATTGCGAGAAAGAAACCAATAAAACGGATTTGTTGAAGGAAAAAATTCCATTTATAAATGAATTATGGGCAACATGTGGAATTGGAAATAAAAAAGTTTTATATTTAGGACATGAATTAAAATTTGAAGAATTAGAATTATGTCCAACATGTCATAAAAAATATAAACAAATATGGACTGATGCAATGGTTAAATTAGCTAACGAATGGATTGAAATTAATAAAATAAGTGAACAAAAGGAGGGTATTGTATGAACAAAATTATGGTATTAAAAGGTGGAAGCCCTGCTATACATAAATTAGGAAATATAGGACGAGAAAACGATGATTACATAAGGGTGTATAGTGAAATAGAAGATTATTATATCGGCAATTTTGAAGAAGGGTTTGGTTTTGCAGATGTTAAATTCAGGAAGAAAGATTGCAGACCGCTAACCGAAGAAGAAAGAAAACAGATAAATGGAAAGTGGTACTCAATTAATGGTAATTTACTATATAGAATTTACGTTGATAACGAAGGAAATGTAATTAATGGAAAAGTTTTTATGTTAAAAGGAAGAATAGATAAGATTACAGACACGCAAGGTAATGATAAATTCAGTGATTTTATTGGACTTAATGTTAGTTTTGGAGAAGATATTCAAATTGGTAATAGTTTAATAATGCTAACTGATTATGGAAGTATACAGACATCTAAGGTTGTAAACTTTGAGAAAAAACAAAATAAATATATAATTCATACACAAAATAGTGTTTATCATATTTTAATATTAATATAAAAGGTGATTATATGTTAAAAATTTTAAAAAATATATATTGGAAAGTATATTCGATTTATTTTGCTTGGCAAACCAAAAAGGATATTAAAAAATATGAAGATACATATGAATTTATTTATGGTATAAAGTCTTACGATGATTTAAGTCCTGGAAACGAAGCTAATTTATATACCATGAATGATTTAGATATTATCTATAATAAAAAGACAAACAAATATACTATAGGAATAGAAACAATATATAGTTTTAGTAACGGGCGTAAAGGAGAGCAAGAATATATAAAAAATTTGTTGAACAAATTCACAGAATGGATGCTGTCAAAGGGATATAATATTAATAAATATATTTCACTTTATGATGTTTTTACTTATAAAAATATTAATTCAGAATTTGATAGTATTGAAGATTTGTATGCTTATTTCAAAATGCTTGTAAATGGATTTATTACTCAAAATTAAAAAATTAATATGAAAACTAAATTTTATCTAAAATATCAATATAAAAGTGAGGTAATGTTTATTGAATGTATTAAGTTTGTTTGATGGAATTTCTTGCGGCAGGGTAGCACTTGAACGTGCAGGAATTAAAGTAGATACATATTATGCTTCTGAAATTGATAAACATGCAATTAAAATTACACAAAAAAATTATCCAGATACTATTCAATTAGGAGATGTGAATAATATTGATTTTACTCAATTCATAGGAAAAATTGATTTGTTATTAGGTGGTTCGCCTTGCCAAGATTTAAGCATTGCGAAACAAAATAGACAAGGATTAAAAGGAGAAAGAAGTAAGTTATTTTGGAAATATGTAGAAGCATTAAATATTGTTAAACCAAAGTGGTTTATATTTGAAAATGTTGCAAGTATGAAAAAAGCAGATAAAGATATTATTACAAAAGAATTAGGTGTAGAACCTATAATGATAGACAGTGCATTAGTGTCCGCACAACAAAGAAAACGATTATATTGGACTAATATTCCTGGAATCGAACAACCTGAAGATAAACATATTTATTTACAAGATATATTAGAAAGTGAATATACTGATAGGCTAAAATCATATTGCATAGATGCAAGTTATTTTAAAGGAACTAATTTAGAACAATATTTAAAAAAGAAAAGACGACAAATAGTTTTTGAGAAACCGTTTAAAGTGGGGCAATTTAATTCAGGTGGTCAAGGCGATAGGGTTTATGCAATAGAAGGCAAAAGTGTAACTCTATCGGCTAATGGAGGTGGTAGAGGTGCTAAAACAGGATTATATTTGATACCAGTTCAATATGATAGAAAAAACAAAATAGGTAAAGAATTAGAAAAGGCTATAACTTTAATGGCTTCTGATTGGAGGGGATTAAACAGAAATCAAAAACAAAATGCTGTCGTATGTTGTGTTGCACAACGTGGCAGATATAATGATGATGGGGAAATTGAACAACAATACGAACCTAGATTTGATGGTAAAACAAATACATTAACTACAGTACAAAAAGATAATATGGTATGGAATATAGAAGAAATGTACATACGGAAACTTACGCCAGTCGAATGTGAAAGACTTCAAACATTACCTGATAATTATACTGAAGGGATTAGTAATACTCAAAGATATAAATGTCTTGGTAATGCTTGGACTGTTGATGTGATTGTACATATTTTAAAATATATAAAATATTAATATAAAATTCTGAATACAATATATAGTATATAATGACTTGCAAAGAACAATATATTGATTAAAAATTAAGATAAAACTGCGAATTCATTGAATTTTTAAGGGTGATAATAAATTGAAAGTAAATACAAGAATAACCAGCGAAGGTATAAAAGAAAAGCAATGTACTAAATGCGGTGAATGGTTTCCAGAAACAACAGAATATTTTTATATGCGAAATAAAAGTAAACCAGAAAAAGGATATAAATCTGAATGTAAAAAATGTTCAATTAAAAGGTCTTTTGAAGTTACCAAGAAAAATCCTGAAAGAAGAAAACAATATTTAAAAAGAGCAAATTCTAAAGATAAAAGAAAACTAGACCTTAGAAACTGGACTAAAAAACGCAGAGATAATGGTTATTACAAGCAATACTATTTAAAAAATCCAGATAAACTAAAAGAATATAATAAAAAAAGAAAACTTAAAATTCATAAAATAAGTGAAGAAGAATGGCTTGCTTGCAAAAAATATTTTAATAATTCATGTGCATATTGTGGTTTACCGCAAGAAAAACACTTAATTAAACGTAAAGGGAAAATTATTAATATAGACTTACATAAGGAACACGTTGACGATCAAGGTAGTAATTATTTGAATAATTGTGTTCCTAGCTGTTATATATGTAATAGTTTAAAAAGTACACATACATTAGATGAATTTTATAATATAAATAATCCTAATTTTACACGAGAAAGATATAACAAAATTATTCAATGGATTACAACAGATTATAAGCAATTTATAAATAAATATTAATATAATATTGGGGGATAGATAAATTGAAGGTAATTTATGAATCAGCCAATGGTAAAATTATACATGGAGATAATATTGAAGTGATGAAAACTATTAAAGAAAATTCAGTAGATAGTTGTATATCAGATTTTCCTTATGATTTATCATTTATGGGAAAAAGATGGGATACTACAGGAAACTTTTATGAATGGTGTAAAGCAAGAGCAGTTGAATTATATAGAATTATGAAGCCAGGTGGATATGTTTGTATTTTTGGTCATCCTAAGACGAACCACAGAATGAAATGTGCTTTTGAAGATGTAGGATTTCAAATTGTAGAAGAAATAGATTGGATATATCTTTCTGGGATGCCAAAAAATCAAGATATAGGCAAAATGTTTGATAAACATAAAGGTGGTTCACTTATTGTTGACGAAATAATGAAATATCTTAAAAAATATAGGCTTAAAAAAGGTGTTTCAGTTTCACAATTAGATAAAGATGTATTTGGTGGCACAACAAAATATAGTAGATGGTACGAAGAAAGAAATGATGGTAGACTTCCTTCAGAAGAAGATTGGTTTAAATTAAAAGAATATCTACAATTTGATAATACATATGATGAATTTATAAAACAAGCCAAGCGTGAAAAGATAGGAGAATATAAACAGTTTAGAAGTGATAATGGCTCTTGGGCAACTAATAAACAGGGAGACATGTTTAGAATAGGAGAAAAAACTATAGAAATAACCTTACCTTCAAGTGAACTTGCTAAAACATGGGATGGATGGAAAACCGCAGGACTCAAGCCAGCGCATGAGCCAATAACTGTATTTCAAAAACCGATAGAAAAAAATTATTGTTATAATATTGAAAAATATGGTTGCGGTGCTATGAATATTGATGCTTGTAGAGTGCCGATAAATCCAGAAGTAGACGACCCACGATTAGGTGGAAAAGGTACTTGGTTAACTTCAAAGGCAGCAAAAAATATATACGAAGGTGGCTATAAAGGGGAAAGAGTTAGTTCTTCTGAATTAGGCAGATTTCCTCCTAATGTAATATTTGATGAATACACAAAAGATATTCTTGATGAACAAACTGGTATAAAAACAAATACAAGACATATGAGTTACAAAAGAAGTAATAAAGGATTTATAGACAATATACCTTCTCAGCCAGAAAAGGATTGGTTTGTTCAAGAAACTGGTGGCGGTAGTAGAATGTTTCCAATAATAAAATATTGTCCTAAAGTTTCCCCTAAAGAAAGATTACTACCTAATGGAGAACGTAACCCTCATGTTACACTTAAACCAAAAGAACTAATAAAGTGGCTGATAAAACTTGTTACGCCTAAAGATGGTACAACAATTGATATTACTGCTGGAAGTTGTACTCATGCAGTTGCAGTAGAAGAATTAAACAGAGATGAAGGATATAACCTTAAATACATAGATATTGAATTAATGAATACAGAAACCGAACCATATTGTGATGTAGGCAAAATGAGAGTAGAAAGTATTGTAAAAAATATGAGTTGATACAAAATATTAAAATAAAATGGAGGGAAAATATTTGGCTGATTTTGACAAAAATAGGTTTCAGTCTAAGAACCAAGAGTATGAAACTCCATTGAGTTTATTCAATGTTTTAAATGAAGAATTTAAATTTACATTAGATGTTTGTGCAGATGATAAAAACCACAAAGTTGATACATATATAACTGAGGAACAAAATGCCCTTATCCAAGACTGGAAAGGCATATGCTGGATGAATCCACCTTATAAAAATATAAAGAAATGGATCGTCAAAGCATACAATGAATCAATTAAACACAATAGTATTGTTGTTTGTTTAGTTCCTGCACGAACAAATACTTCCTGGTGGCATGATTACTGCATGAAAGGTGAAATTAGATTTATTAAAGGTAGACCAAAATTTGAAGGATGTAAACATGGATTACCTCAACCATTAGCAATCGTAATATTTGGAAAAGAATATCAAAATACATATAAGTCAGTAATATTTCAATAAAAGTGTTATTTTATCCATATTTTTACCATGAGAATAATAATATAATTTAATAATGAGAAGGGGTATAAATATGAAATATGAATTAATATGTTATTGTGAAAACGATAAATTTGCTAAGAAAGCATATAGTTTAATACATAACGAACCAGAAAGTAAAAACTTAGGAGATATTACTTTAGTTAATGAAAAAGAAATTGCTGACTTCAATTGGATGGTTGGGGGATCGCCATGCCAGGACTTCTCAGTTGCTGGTAAAGGCAAAGGTGCAGTATGGACTTGTAAGAATTGTAAAGATGACGAAGGAAATGATTATCAATATAATCCATTAGAAGTTCATTATACTAAAAGAGATAAATGTCCTAAGTGTAATTCTACAAACATTGAAAAAACCCGTTCATCATTGGTGGTAGAGTGGTTAAGAATTTTAAATGAAAAGAAACCAAATGTAGCAATATATGAAAATGTTAAGAATTTAGTTGGCAAAAAACATAAATACTTTTTTGATTTATTTATTCAAGAATTACATGAATATGGATATAATACATACTGGAAAGTTTTAAATGCTAAAAACTATGGAATACCACAAAATAGAGAAAGAGTTTATCTCGTAATAATAAAAAAGGAATTAGACAATGGTAAATTTAAATTCCCTAAAGGTTTTGATAATGGTGTTAGGCTTAAAGATTTATTAGAAAAAGAAGTAGATGAAAAGTATTACATAAGTCAAGAGAAAGTTGATAAGCTACTATCTCAAATTAAGGATAATAAATGGTTAAACAAAAATGCAAATTATACACCAACAAAAAATACAGCATCTTATCCAATTCATTCACAAGAATTTGTAAGAACAGGATTTATGGAAAATTGTCCGACACTAAGACAAAGAGATTATAAAGACCCTATGTGTGTAGTTGTTGGGAATATAAACCCATCTGGAAATGGAATGAATGGTTGTGTATATAGTGAGGAAGGTTTAGCTCCAACAGCAACTACTAACAAGGGTGAAAGCAATAAAATTTTACAAGTTGGTTGCATTGAAGGTAAAAACTTTAATCAAAATAAGGTGGTTTATAATACAGAAGGAGTAGCACCAACCATCAAAGGTCAAGGACATTGTGGAAATGAGCCTAAAATATTAGAAAAGAATCAAGTAATACAAGTTGGCAATATTGTAGACACTGGAAATTGGGATAATCCACAAAGAGGAAGAATTTATTCTCCAAATGGTTGCAGCCCTGCATTAAATACGGTAGGTGGTGGAGGGTTAGAGCCAAAAATATTAGAGGAAAATGAGTTGAAATTCGTTGGTGGCATTGACACAACAGATAAATGGATTGATAATAATAAAGAGTTAAGCAGAAATTACAAAGAAGGGTATAGGGTATATGACAGTGAAGGGATAGCTTGCTGTCAAAAGTCTAATGGTGGAGGAATAGGGAGTTATACTGGATTATATAAAGTTGATGGCTGTAGTACAAGGACAAGAAATTATGCAGGGCAATCAGAGCAACTTGAGGTTAGAAAAGACGAAGTAAGTAATTCGATAACTACGGTACAAAAAGACAGTATGGTATTAGAATCAACCAATAGGTCATGTAGTTCAGCTACAGTATTAATTAAGGATGTTTATTATAGAATTAGAAAACTCACACCGCTTGAATGTTTTAGACTAATGGGATTTAGTGATGAAGATTTTTACATATTAAAAGAAAATGGTATATCTGATACTCAATGTTACAAAATGGCAGGCAATTCTATTGTTGTTGATGTATTATATTACATATATCTTGAATTATATAAAGCAATGCCTTATTTATTTGAAGATATTAAATTAGGGTCATTCTTTAGTGGAATAGGAGCTTTTGAGAAAGCAATTATTAAGTTACAAAAAACAATACATAATCAAAATATTAATATAATATTTGAATAAAAGTTTGAATTTATTTAAAATAGGAGTGATTATATGTGTGATGTGTGCTTACATACTCCATGTTTACCACGTTGCCCAAATGCGCCAGACCCACCTATAGTATATTATTGCGACTTATGTAATGAAGAAATACGTGAAGGCGATGATTATTATGATTTTGGCGAAGAAAAATATTGCTATGATTGTGTACGAGAAGCATATAAAACAGCAGAATTGGATTTGTAAAATATAAATATAAAAATTTATGAACACTGTTGACAAAACATTCATATAATGGTAATATAAAAGTATGATAAGTGAGGTTTTAAATATGGAACATTTAATATTATGTAAAGATTGTCAAGGCAAAGGCGAAAGAGTATACCACTACTACGATAAAAAACGAAAGATACAAATTGAAGAAGTTAAAACATGTAAAACTTGTAACGGAAAAGGTAAAGTAGTAAGAAGAAGGGTATATTACGAATATAAACTACTAAAACTTATTAGATTAACTGATTATTATTGGAAAATATTAAATCACAAAATTAAAATCCCTATAAAATATTGGTACGACTGTGCAAAAACATGTCATGCTTGTAGAGGCAATGGATTTATAAAAATTAAAATTGAATCCGAAGATAGTAAAAAAACAATAATTCAACAAACCGAATGTGAGAAATGCAAGGGCAATGGGATTGCTTATACTAAGACAGTTAAAGATATGTATAATGAAATATTTAACTCTTATATTGATTGCAAAACACAAAAGCAAAAAATTAAAGAAATACTTAAAAATAAAGAATGGGAAAAAGACGAATATAAAGAATATAAAGAATACTTCCCTAGTAAACAAGAACAAGTATGTGTTAGATGTATTAATTATTTAGACGGTACGGATGGTATGGGTGGTATGGATACTTGTTGTGGTTGTGTAAATGAGAGCGAGCTTAATGATAATGGGTATAGTTATTTTCAACCAGTAAATGAAAAAGCTAAAAAATGGTATAATAATGGTGGATATAAATATAATTTGTGCTACGATAAAAAACATAATTATATTGTAAAATAATAATATAAAATTTATGATAATTAAACATATAATTCAAAGAAAGCGAGGTTGAGAAAGGATGACATGCAAAGAATGTGTATATTATGAGCCTGATTATGGCACGTGGGGAGTTTTTGGGTGGTCTGGGGATGGCTCAAAAGGGTATTGTTGCGTAGAGCCAAAACGAGTATTTGTTGACGGTAATCGTATAAAGTGTAGATACTTTCTGTCAAAAGCGGAAAGTGATGTCAAACACGATAGGATTACCACCACATTACATAGCAAAAAAGGAGATGATTGAAATTAATGAACAAACCACTACGAAAGTTAAATACCCAATTATTAATATAAAATCTTGTTTTTATCTATAGTAAGTACAAAGTAGGAGGTTACATAGTGAAAACTAAAATAAACAAAATTGAATGTGATTGGAAAGATGTCAAGAATAAATGCAGAACAACAGTTAATAAGCAACATACAGAAAATATACCAAATGAAACATTTAAAACAAATATACTAATATCTGAACATAGTCCTATAAGACTTATAAAAGTAAATTGGCTATGGGATAAAATTAAATATTGGGTTTCAACTCATTATGTACGTCACCATGTAGGTATTGAAAAATGGGTTTCTACACAACGAACAGATAGAACCAATATTGACAGAGATAATATAGGTCAAGGTGCATTAGTTACATTTGAAGCCGAAGCAAATGCACAATCTCTTATAAACATTGGCAGGGTGAGATTATGTAATCAAGCAAGTAAAGAAACAAGAAAATTATTTGAAGATTTAAAATTAACATTAAAAGAAAAAGAACCTGAATTAGCTGATGTATTAGTACCAAATTGTATATATCGTTGTGGTTGTCCTGAATTTACAGAATGTGGCTATTGGAACAAATTTAAAAGCAAATATAGTAAAGATGATTTAACTGATATTAAAGTTAGATATAGTTTGTATAATAAGGAATTTTATCAAAGGAGTTGAGTAGATATAAAAACTTGTATACTTTTGGTAGGACAAAGTGGCTCAGGCAAGGATAGTCTTGCAAACATGCTTAAACATAATGGATATAAAATACTGAAATCATATACTACTAGACCACCAAGAAAAGGCGAAGTAGATACTCATATTTTTATTAAACCAGAAGAAGTTGAAAAATACAAGAAAGATATGATCGCTTACACTAAAATAGGAAATTATTCTTATTTTGCTACAAAAACTCAATTGTTAGATTCGGATGTTTATATAATTGACCCAATTGGAATTAAATACCTTAAAGAAAAATGTAACGACATAAGATTTATTACTATTTTTATTAATGTTTCTGAAAAAGAAAGATTTAATAGAGCTTTAAATATTAGAAAAGACAATATAGATGATATTAAAAAGAGATTTAAAGCCGAAAAGAAACAATTCGATGAATTCAAACTTAATGCTGATTTTGATTATTCAATTTGCAATTATGACTTAACTAAATCATATAAAATCTTAAAATATATAATCGAAATGGAGAGTTCAAATGAATAAGTTGTACATTTATGAATCTGGAAGTTTAACATATCTAAAAAAGAGCAATCTTTTTTACTTAGCTACTGAATGGAGAGATAAATTAGATAAATGGGCAAAAGATAATGGGGTATATACATTTAATCCTGCAAAAACATTTGAAATAGAAATGGCACATAATTTCTCAGGAGAAATGGCAGTTAGACAGAATGACTTATATCTAAAAAAATCTAACATTATGGTTGTTCAAATGGATTACATAGATTATAGTCCTGGCACTATTTATGAATTGGTAACTTATAAGCAATTATATCCTTATAAACCAGTTATCGCATTCAGTGTTATTAAAGAAAATCTGTATCATAAAAGTCCGCATATAGAAAGCTGTATTACTGAACATTGTGAAAGTATAGAAGATGTTATTAATTTATTATGTGTAATGTTTTCAGATAGTTTGATACGATAAAAAAATCACTTTTATATAAATTAACAATATAAAACCATGGAGGATGTTATGGCTAAAACTTATTGTTTAAAGGATTTCTGTAAAGATAGCAAATGCTTTGCTTTTAATGAAGCAGAAAAAGGTAATCAAGCTGCAAAGTTATATTGTATAAATCATTGTCAAGCGTATGCTTTTCAACAATACATAGATCAACATAAAGCCAGAATAGTAAGTTTTGAAGAAAATGATGAAAATTAATTGAAAATAAATTTTATATTGTTTGAATACATATAAATAGGTGGGATTAATGGATAAAAAAATAATTTCTGAACAAGATGTGCGATTATACGGAAGAGATTATAAAGAAATTACATATGAAGACGGAGAAAAAGTTTTAAGAAGATATGATAAAAAAGAAAAAATATGGATTACTTTAAGATTTGAAAAAGAACATGATCAAAAAAATGTTGATAATATTATTGATTGTATTGTTAATAATCTATAAAATGACTTGTCCTATTGACAAGTCTTTTTTATTTATGGTATATATGATTCAAATATGTAATATAGAACAAAACACAACCAAGGAGGAAAAATATGTTTAATATACAAGGTAAAAAAGCTGTTGCACTATACAGAGTGTCAACAGAAAGACAAACGTCAAAAGAAGATAAGGATATTCCTGCTCAAAGGGAATTAGTACACAAATTTATTGAGCAAGAAGAATTAATATTAATTAAAGAATTTGTAGAAGGTGGAGTTTCAGGATTCAAAACTAAAATTTCTGAAAGAGATGCGATAATTGAAATTAAAAATATGGCAGACAATAAAGAATTTGATGTACTTGTGGTATATAAATCTGACCGTATCGGCAGAACTACAGATGAAAGTCCATTGGTTGTACGATATTTAAACAATAAAGGTGTTAGAATTTTTACTACAGAAGGTTCAGAATTAAAAACAGAAACACAGCTTGATAAACTAATGACTTATCTATCTTTTTGGCAGAATGAAACAGAGAGTATAAAAATATCACAACGAGCAACTGATTATCACATTATTAGCACAGAAAAGGGCAAATACAGGGGCGGTGGAGAAAAAGCTTTGCCATTTGGATATACAGTCATACCAGAAGGTGATGTTAATTTAAAAGGCAAAAAGATAGGTAAAGTTGTAATTAAAGAAGATGAAGCAGAAATTGTAAAACTAATCTATAAGCTATCTATAGAAAATAATATGGGAGGTAGAGCAATAGCTGCTTATTTAAACGAAAATGGATACAGAAAATATGCAAGAAATGGCAATGGATGGAATTATACAACTATTAATAGAATTTTAAACAATGTATTCTATAAAGGCTATATGCATATGCATAGTAAATTAAAAAATCAAGATTTCTTATCAGAAAAAATTGAAGAATTGGTAATTATTCCCGAAGAAATATGGGAGAAAAACCAACAAGTCTTAGCAAGTAGAAAAAAAGAATCTTCAAAAGAAACAAAAGGCTCTAGCAAAAGCAGGGTACTACTAAGTGGATTAGTTTATTGTGGTCATTGCGGTAGTAAAATGCATGTTTGGGCAAATTATAAATACAAGAAAGATGAATATGGTCAAACTATAGCAAAAGTAGAAGATTATTATAGATGTAAATCAAAATATGTAAAAAATTTAAACAAATGCGATGGGCAAACTTCTTACTTTTCAAATCGTATTGATAGAATAGTAGAACGAGAAACTTTAGACTTTATGAATGAATTATCTAAAAGAAAACTAACTGAAAAATTTAAACAAGATTTACTAGATGATGTACAAACATTAACCAAGCAAAAGAAAGATATACAAAAATCTATTGAAGAAAAACAAAAAGACTTATTAGAGTTAAAAAAGAATATACCTAAAGCTATGAGAAATGAATATATTTTATCTTTAAGCGAATTAAAAGAAGCAAAAGATTTAATTGAAAATGAGTTGACTGAATTATTTAATCAAGATAATATTGTAGATAAAAAATTAAAAGAAGCCAAGGCAGCTTTAAAAGAATATGCAATAATAGACGAAAGTATGATATCATTTGTAGATAGATATAATAAAGCTGATTTTATAACTAAAAAAGCAATATTAAATAGTGTAATTGACAGAGTTACAATTTATAAAACTAACATTGATATTAAATATAAAGTAGCGATTATTGTATATAAAGAAAATAGTATAGAGAATTCAGGTGGTGAAATGTATACAGATGGTAGCCCTTATGAATACAAAACACAACCACAGAATTTCATAATTAATGTTACTAGAAATGTTAAATTTTCTATTGCATCATAATCAAAAAAGTGCTATTATTAAATAGCACTTATCGGGGTGTGGCTCAGTTTGGTAGAGCACTTGCTTCGGGAGCAAGGGGTCGCTGGTTCAAGTCCAGTCACTCCGACCAATAAAAAAATACCCCTCAACCCAAATAGGGAAGAGGGGTATAATCATTTTTGTGCCTTGTAACCCTTATGGCTGTAAGGCTAAAATTGCAATAAAATTGTAGTTTTATTTAATCTTTTTTAACTTCCTTTACATACAACAATATGTAATCAATTATATCGTCAACAATTCCAACAAATTTATCATCTACTTCAATACCATTATCAGCACAAATCTGTAAAGCAGTTTCCTTTATCTTCTGTTTCTTTGTAGTTTCATCTTCAATATCTTCATACATATCTATAAACTCTATAGCTTGAATTATATACTGTACTACATTTGAAATAGCTACTTTATATGTGAATGTAGTTTTACTAGTAATATAATCAACTGTAGATAAAACAAGTGCCATAAATTCCATATCTTCTTTGTTTATATTAAATTTTTTCTTTAGATACAATCCACCAAATGCTACCAGAAACACACCTAAAAGTATACTTGTATAAATCAAACTATTAACTAATTCAGGGCTCATAATAATCTCCTTTCTTATTAACCATTTAATACATTAATAGCACTATTTATTTTATTATTTAGCTTTTGAATTCCATTTTGTAACTCTGCAATTTCCTTTTGGCTATCATTATATCTCTGTAATAGTTCATTATATTCCTTGTTTTCTGCTTTATAATCTTTCGTATAAGTACCACTAATGAAAGCATCCTTCCCATTAAATGCAATACGAAGCCATCCATCATTTGTAACTCCTGTTACTGTGACAATATCTCCATTTTTAAGTGATCCAATTATCTGAGAATTAGTATTTGGTAATTCCCTGACATTTAGGGAAGTATTTACACTAACCACCTTTTGGCAAACCAAACTATTCATAATCAAAATCTCATCCTCCTTGCTTTGACCCTTTAAAAAAATGTTATATAATTCTTCTGAAAGAGCCTTAGCTGATTTTTCAGATATAGATTCATCTAAAAGCAACTTCTCTTCATTAGGATTTGAGTGAAAGCATCGCTCAAGGAGAAAGACATGTGGTACTTCATACAAACTATTATTGCCCATTAACTTTTTGTAGTTTGCAGCCACATCAATTACAGTATAATAATCAAATCCTATTCTTGTTGTACTTGCCTTAGTATAAGCACCTCTAAAATTAACACCATAACTAGCTGCAACACATTTACCAAGTCTTTCGGCTATGGTTTTATCATTTTGTCTATTAATAGAGTAGAATATAGATGTACCACCAGCACTAGAACTAGAAGCAGCATCAGAATGAATACTAATAAAAATATCAGCTTTGTTGTTAATAGCTATTCTTGATCTATCTGAAAGAGATATACCTATATCTTTATCTCTTGTTAGTATAACTTTAAATCCTTTATTTTTAAGATGTTTTTCAAGTTTTAATGTGTATTCTAAATTGCCTATGTGTTCATAATACTTGCCTGAATACCCTATATTACTTCTATCACCACCGCCATGTCCAGCATCTAAAACAATAACCATTTTATCACCCCTTGTTACACTAAATATTGCTTACTAACCCAACCTTTATCTGTTCTACACCATCCATCTTTTTCTTCATAAATGTTAACCACAGTATTATTTGTATAAGAACCTATGATTTTCCCAGATAGAGAAGGGGATTGACGTATATTTAGACTAGTATTAACTTTTACTTTCATTGTCTTTATGGGTTTGACTTTCTTTTTATAAGCAACAAAACAACATGCTACTTTTCTACCTTCATTTTTGTATACATAATTACCATTTACCATCATAGAGGAAGAACCTCCACAATCACCCATAAAAGCAATATGACATCCTAAATTAAGCATAAACTCTGCTAACTCTTTAGAAGTCACACCAACATTTTTTAAATCATTACCTTCTGCAACAACAAAAACTATATTATTATTTTTTAGTTGACCAATAGCAGTTCTTGCATCTTTATTAGTAGCTTTTACTATCGCAGTATTCCTAATATCAATTTTAGAATTAATAACTAATGTTAATCCATAACTAGCACCAATTTGTGCATTAGGCAAATCTCCTAACTGTAATTTATTATCCTTAAAAGAAAATGAAGGGAAATTAACTGAAGGTTTCTGTAATTGTTTACCATCTTGTTCTATTTCTCCATAGCCATTATTGTTTTTACCAGTCCAGTCAAAGAAATTCCAGTTGATTATACATGCTACTTCTTCATCATTTTTTGGTCTAGGTATGGTATTTAAATTTTCTAATTTGTTCCATGTACCGTATTCGTAAGCAAATCTTTCTTCATTAGGGTTAAACTCATATACATGTATTTTTGTTCCATATTTATTATATACTTTATAACCCAATTAAAACATCTCCTTTTTTAGCCAACCGAATTATTATTTTCTGCATCTTCAACTGAAGAATTTGATGTATTAGTAATTTCACTTTCCAAAAATTTATCTTGTTCTTTCTTTAATCTGTTAAGAATCGGTATAACTGCAAGGAAATTCGCATCTCTTAAATTTTCAAGATTAGAAATTACTTCATAAAATGCTAATCCTACATATAAAACATATGATATCAATTCTCCCACGTAATTAATTTGTGGAGTAATGCTTGCTAAATTAGCTATTACTAATATTATAAAATAACCTATAATTTTAGTAATAAATCCATCCCAAAATGACCGACTTGATATTTTGCCATTCATAAAAGCCTTATATAAACCTTTATTTTGAACTCTTAAAGTGTTAAATTTTGATACAATATCCAAAATAAATAATGCTAGAACAAATGTCAATATAGCTTTTTGTGCAGGATATCCTATCAAATATGCTAATAGTGCAACAATCCAAAAAAATATATTTTGCATTGCTTGAAATAAATGTTCAAAAAAATGTTTTAAACCATATAAAATTTCATTCAGTTCACTCATTAGTGTTACCTCCAATTATTTATTATTGTATTTATAAAAAAAGAGGTATATAATAAATATATCCTCATGAAAGTGGAGTAGGGGATAG